ACAAGTTTAGGCATTATTGATCGAGCTGCTAAAACACGACTTCGCAATGGTATCAGTTTGGGTATGCTGGGGGCTACATTGTATGGAGGTTATAAGTTAACTAAGTATTTGTACGATCTTTTTAAAGAACGAGAATGGACTAATAACTTAGTGGATGAACTTCTTAGAGATAGTATTGCGGGTAACGATGAGATAGCTGTAGCCCAAGGAGGTGAGAAAGATAATGCCGGACCATCAACAGCAGGTGAAGCGGACGAAGCAAATGTTAAAGAAGAAACTAATGTTGCTGGCGCTGTTACTTTTATTGAACAAAAACCTAGCATTGATATTGATAAATCTATTAGTCCTAGAGATTCTGAAAATTTGATGTTCGGTGCATGGAGTATACAGCGTATCTTCGGAAAACCACAACGCTTGGGCACTTATGCTTTTACCACAACATCAGCACAAGGTGATGTCCTAAAATCATTTGACCTGCCACGCGTATTAAACACAGTTGCTGTTTGGGCCCCTGTCATGTCGGCTTTCACCTTTATAAAATATAGACCAGTCTTCAGAATTCAGATTAACGGAAACAAATTTGCTGCTGGCCGTCTTATGGCTTTTATATTACCATATAGTATCGGTTCTGTTGATTTCTTTCCAACAGGTAATAAAAATATTTCTGGATATACGGGCTTTGACCATGTATTTTTGGACGCATCAAGCAATGATACCGTTACCATAACAGCACCATGGGTTATGCCATATGAGTGGATGAACATCACCGATTACACAGCTGGACAAGCTCGAGTAGCAGGTAGATATACACATCAAAGTAATTCATCCTATTTCAGTGATAATTCACATACTTTTCGCTTGATGGTTTTTAACCCACTTTCAGTTGGGACAGGTGCACCTACCACCATTTATGCCACAGTTTTCTTACACCTTGAAGATGTGGAATTGTGTGTGCCACGAGTTTCTAGTGCCACATCTCAAGGTGGAACCCATTCTTATGTCACCAATACCGTTACTAATTGGGAAAAAGTCGCTTCTCAAGCGTTACCTACTAATATAACAGGCGATGCTTTTGATATTAATGCTGATTTGAAGGTTAGTACAATGGATAAACCGGCTTACACTCTAGGTCCAGAACCTCTTGTACGTCGTGCTATCGGCTATATGTCACATTGTGTTAACGTAGATCCGTTACAACGATTGTGCATGTATCCTAGTGGCACATCAACTTCAACACCAAAAGATTATGGCACTACGTATGATGAGATGGAAATATCATATCTATGTGGTAAATATACATATTGGTATAGCACATCAGTTAATACAACTATGGCGCCTGGTGCCGTTATTGAATATATACCTGTGACACCTTACATCTGTCCTAGGAATGATATTATAGCACCCCGATTACTTGAAGCTACACCTGTTGCTTGGTCCCCACCCAGCGCTGTAGCCAATATACCACTTGTATCATATGTTTCGATGCCTTTTAATTTTTGGGGCGGTTCGATGAAGTTTTGATTTGATTTTATCACCAATAGTTTTGTTACTATGAAAGTATGGTGTGCGATTATTTATGGCACTGCCTGTCCTGAGACGATAACAGCTGGTATTGAGCCTACATCAGGTCTTGGATATACCTTTGAGGTTAATGGAGATAGTAAGACTTTTGAGGTTGAAGTGCCATTTGTCTCAGATACACCATGGAAGCGCATCATGAGAAGTCAGTTTGTGCAGTCAGGTGTTTCAGGTGTTTCATCAGCTTATGATGATTCTATAGCTTATGACTCATGTGTTGGACAGATTGCACTTTATGTTCTCAATCCTTTGGCTGTACCAGCAGGTTTACCTACAGCATACCCTGTTAATGTCTTTGTTGCCGGTGGTAAAGATTTTCGTCTTAATTTCATCAGCAGAGCTAATACATCATGGATTCCTTATGCCCAAGGTATAGATCCTAACCCTGGTACAGACTTATCTCATCTTGGTCAGACTATAATGGCTACTGATCTTGCTTGTATGTCTGAACAATATAAGAGCATTAAAGATGTCCTTAAGAGATACTGTCATGTCAGAACAGCAGTAACTGAAGTTAATGGATATGGTCTGGATTTTGCCCAATTCTTCCCTGTCGTTGCAACTTTTAATGTGGCTGAACTTCTCATGCCCTTTTTTACATCAGGTGGACAGAATATTAATAACGCTAGCAATGTGATTAATTGGTATCTTGCGTTGTTCCGATTCTTCCGTGGATCACTTCGATTCAAAATTCTTTTCGAAGTCTTCTCTGAGAATGAATTAGCTGTGGATATGCCCGCTATTAGTGTTGATTTTATTCCCGATCGAATTGACCCTACTTTGGGCGCTGATTTTAAAGCTCTAATGGGTGTCAATGATGAGTCTCTCGGTCCTGGCGGCCCCATTACAGCAACAGTACAGACAACTTACAACATGACACATCATGGTCCCCGCGATATAGCATCGCGTGTAGCTCCTCAATGTGAGTTTGAGATACCATATGTCATGAAAAATCGTATTTGTCCTTTGGCTATGGCAGGTCCTGAGGGTACAGTCAATCTTGATTGGAATGCACCAGGTTCACGTGGAGGCACTCGCAGATATGAAATGTCTAATCCGGGAACGATCATAGTAAACTATGCAAAAATGACTAACGCATATAGATGCGTTACTCGAATCTTTATGAGTGTTGGCGACGATTTTCGAGCCGGTTGCCAAATAGGCCAACCACTCATTTCTTATGCTGGAGGCACAGCCATCCCAGCAACAAACAGCAATTTTGCTGTTCCACCAGACGTATATACACGTTAGTTTATTTCTTATTTATGC